TGGAAATGCGATTGTGAAACGATATGTAGACCTTGTAACAAGCCTTGGTAAGTTTGATGGAAAAGAAATCACCTTTGGCAAAGATTTATCCGGCATCCGTCGCAAGGTCAACTACGATAATTTAGTTACTTCTCTAGTTTGTATTGGACCTGAAAAAGAGGATGGAACACGTTTAACAGTGACTGTGGAAAATGAAGCTGCTAGGCAACGGTGGTGCCGTAATAATGGCAAGCATTTAGTAGCTCTTTATGAACCTGAATCCAGTGATCAAACCATGACAGTACAAAAGCTAACGTCTCTTGGTCTGACTGAATTAAACAAACGGATTATGGGATCTATTGAGTATGAAGTGGAACAAGTTACATTAGATTCCGTACTGGGGCTTGAACATGAAAAAGCCTCATTTGCTGATACGTTGCGTATTAAAGACCTTCACTATGTCCCACCACTTTATTTAGAGGCACGAGTAACAGAAGTCGAGCGTCCTTTATTAGATAGCTCTCAAAAGACATATAAGTTAGGTGATTTTGTAGAGTACACGCAAGATCAAGTTATGAATCTTAATTAATAAAAACATAAAGTTTGGAGGTGAGTACATGTATCAAGCAGGAAACACAGTTGAACAAGTATTTGGGGGTACGGTCATTAAGCAAGGAGATCGTACTCCATTAGGCTTTAACTTTCGAACTGAAAACGGTGAGCTTGTTTATTTAACAGGCTCTACTGTTCAGGTTAAGGTAGCCAGTGACAAAGGTGTTGTTTTAGAAAAACAGGCAACTATATCAGATGACTATACAGTTCAGTTTGCAATTGGTTCTCAGGATATTACTGGCGCGGGAAATATGCGAATTGAATTTATTGTGACGTATCCAGGAGGGACGATAGAAAAGTTCCCTTCAGATGATTGGCAACGCATTAAGATTACACCAACATTAGAAGATGTAGAGAAATATGGTGTAGGTTATATTACCTTTGAAAAATTGACTGAAGAATTTCAGAATCAATTTAATGAATTCAAAGGTGATGCAGGGCACCAATTTGATGAATTTAAAGGTGATGTAGAGCAACAAATAGACGGTCAAAAGCAGCGTGTAGATAATCTTATTAGTTCAACCCCTCAACCAAGTGAAATCGTAGATTCTCGTTATGATGAAAACGGAAATATCTTTCCGAATTTAAAAGCTCATTTAGATGATAAAGGCAATAAAATAAATGAGCAACAGAAATTCAGAACAGGTATAAATTTAGCTCAGTTAGGTGCAAAGCCAACTGAACAATATCCTGATTTTGATAGTACACCGTTTATTCAAGCAGCTATATATGGTGTATATGGTGAGTTATATTTGCCAGAAGGGACATTTGAAGTTAAATTAGATGGGCAAACTTATGCTGGCAAAGGTACAGGCATTGCCTTAAAACTTCGGAGTAACTTGCGAATTTATGGGCCAGGGAAAATTAGATTGAAAAGTGGTCAATCAGGAAGCTGTGCTATTATGGCTAACCCTGGTGATTCGATTGACAACTGTAAAATAGATGAGATCACTGTTGACGGAAATAGAGATAACTGTTCAGGTAATATTGCTAATATTATTATGTTTGGCGCAACAAACTGCCGTATGCGAGATGTTAAGTCGAAGAATTCAGGATATGTCGGGTTGATGATTCGTGGAGTTGGAACTAGAGATAATCGTATCGAGGACTGCAAAGTGGAAGATTCTGATTACATTGGCATTCAAGCTCAAAGACATGAAGGACTTCATGTCTTGAACAATACAGTACTTAATAGTGGAGATAACGGTATTGATTTAGAGGGTAACGACGATATTGGAGGAGTTAACAATCGCGGATTTGGCAGCCAAATAATTGTGGCTAATAATAAAATTAATAACGCGAATTCAGGTATTTTTATCGAAAGTTTAGGGCAAGTATTAGCTTACGGAAACTCAGTTTATCATACGAATGTAGCTATGTTTGTGAACAGAATTGACTCCGGTAGTTATTGGAATAACATTTTTGGAAACAATTTTATCAATACGCCGTGGGAGTCAGGCTATGTTTACGATGTGGGAGATAGAGTTGTAGTTGGAAGTAAGCTTTATGAGTGTACAGTATCTGGTACAAGTTCAACAGCTCCAACTCATACAAGCGGGACTGCGACAGATGGAATCCTTACGTGGAAGTGGTTACGAACATTCACAAGTAACTACGGCGCACGATTTAATAACAATGTAGGAAAAGGTATATTTACAGGAAACCACATCAGAGGATTTAAACATGGTGTTCGATGTGTAAGTTCAGCATCTTATTTGAATTTTAAAGATAATTATTTTAGTAATATCGAAAAGTATCTATTTTATATATCTACAGGTGCAAATTCATTAATTAAGTCACAGATAGGTGAAAATACTTATGAGGGTACACAAGTCAATGGCTTTCCTAAAACAGTACCTCCGACAACAGAGTCACCTAATTACGCAAATCGTATATTTAACGTAGGCATTAAATCTGCTATTAGCCTAGAAAATAATGCTCCATTACGTGATACATTCTATTACAAAACCGCCAATACGGATAACACACGTTCAGGTTGGGGCGGTGCGTATGCTCTATATACAGGAGGAGAAACAAAGGTATATGTTCCTGGTGGTGGAATAGTTGTAGGAGATTATTTGAAGATAAACGGAACATTTTATTATGTTCAAGCTAACTCTGGTGGAGAAATTACAGTTCGTAATGCGAGCCAAGTAGCTGGTGATTATACTGCTGCTTTAAACGGAAATTACGTTGTATACAGTCATTCCCCTGCTGAATACAGTGCCTTGTTAGTAGATTAATCCCAAACAAAAAACAAGCTGGATTTTATGCAATCGCAGCTTGTTTTTTGTTTTATTATAAATAACTTTTATGGCACTAGCAGCATTTTTAGTTATTGAAATTACAATTAAGTAAGACATGGTGAAGTGAAAAATAATTCATGGTAATGTTAAGGCCAATATGAAAATACGTCATCTTTCAAATCTTTTTCTGATTCGGGTTGGCTATCTTTTTTGTATAGATTGAGAGTAATAATCGCACCAATAGTAACAGCTGAAATCAAAAATAACATAACTTATACCTGCTTTTTTAATTATATTATAGCAAAAAATCCATGTTTGTTATATTTTATGGAAGGAAATGAAAATGGTACTTAACAGGATTCACTGAAAACATTTAAAACGCCAAGAGCGTTATTTTTTATGTCTATATCTAATTAAAAACCACCAACGTATAAAAGTTGGTGGTTTTAGTGTTTGTACATTTTTAAATAAGAACAGGCTCTTTTTCAACAACAGGTTTTTCTTCGATAACTGGTTCTTCGACAGGTACAGGTTTTTCAATAGTGATAGACTTTTTGTTGATAGATCTTGGTTTTGACTTTTTAACAATGACAGGCTTTTTGTAATCGGAAACCATACTTATTAGATAAAAAAGAATGAAATAAAAAAACAATTCATTGTTACTGCTGTAAAAAGTCGTAGCAATTAACATAGCTGCGAAAAAGAGTATTTCTGTACCTAAGCGACATTTGATTAATCGTTTCAGAATAAAGGTCAATAGGGCAATATAAAAAATAAAATGCACAACACTAAATTCAGTATAGAAGGAGAAAAGAGTTGAGTGCATAGGTGTTTCACCAGTGAATATTTTAAGGTAGCCTCTCGGATCTATAAGTCCGAATTCCATGAAATTCACTTTTGAATTAGCTAAAACAGAAGCAAAGCCGCCTGGTGTAACCCCAAATATGAAGTTGAACACATTTTCCATTTTGAGTAATATACCGTATTTAATTAGATACATGTGAGCTTGTGTTGAATCGGAACTATTACTTTCTTGTGACGTAACCCTTTCTAACACTTTAAATAATTCAGGGTTGTTCACAATGAAGTAGGTGACGCCCGTAATGATAAAAACGCCTAGTAACGTTCTAAAGTAAAAGTTAAGGTAGTTCTTCGCTCTTTTAAGACTAAAAAGATTTATTAATAGTGGGGATATATAGAAAATAACAAAAATAAAAACTAGTCTAGAACCAGTTAGAAAAGCAAGAATCATAAAAGCAACAGATGCGATGAATTTTAGGTTAGATTTCATTAAACTTAATGAAACGAAAGCATAAAAACACAATACTATAACAGCATGAGATTTATCATCAAATCCAAAATAAGAGTAAGGTGCTCCTTTTAAGAAAATATCTACGATACCCATGTATGTAAGATATAAAAGAGTTGGCATTATTAATAATCTAGTCGCTTTTATTGCAAGCTGTTTGATATCTTCTTTCCTACTGATGACATACACAGCTTGAAGAGATAGAAACGAAAGTGTAAAAAATATAAAGTGTGATGCATTAATGAAATAGTCATAGATAAAAAATATTCCATATCCAGATATCAGGGTTAAAGTAATCAACCATATGAAAAGTATGTAATCTTTTAACCTATAATATTTGAGTATTAACGGTATCACAACGACCAATGACACAACTTGAAATAAATTTGAAATAGCTAATCTACCACTTATTTTATAACCAAATACCATTCCAATACCGTTTAATAAAAAGAAAAGAAATAGCAAGTGTTTGTATTTAAATTGTTTATGTCTGATGATGATCCCTCCTTAGTGCCTAGATAATTATAATTATATTTTCAGATATTTGGCAATGTTTATTTTGGAGTTTTTGGTAATTGAGACGTCAAATGTCCTAAAATGTCACAATAAGGCGGGAGAAAAGGCATGAAAAATTTTTCAATTTAAATTATTCGATTTATTTAATCAAGTAAGATAAGCAAATTTATTATGCCTTAAAGGTGGTGGTCGCCATGCAACTAACCATGTAAAGCAAGATAAAGAGAAATTAAGAGGACTAATTTCAGTCCTCTTTTTATATTTACATTAAATTCAGAATAAATTAAGGTTGTATTCATATTCACTTAACATAAACACTATATTCTTTACTTAAATTTATTTTTATTGATTCTCATTAATGAAAAGAGGTTGTTTATGTTAAAGAAGCTTCTTAATTTATTCACAGGTGAATCTAGTGTACCGGAATTTAATAAAGAGGACATATCTTATGAAGAAGAATTCCTTGAATTCACTATTGATGAAAAGTTTTTGATAGATGAATATTGAGATAATAAGCATGTTTTAAAAGAGGGCTGATACCAGTCCTCTTTTTTATTTTATAAAAGGGGAGGGCAAAACATTGGAGGCTGAAAAAGAGATGTTACAAAAACACGAAGAGGTTATCCATAACAACATTTTGCCTAGGATTCAAAAGATTGAAGATGTGCAAGCAGCATTTGGTACAGAAGTGGCGAATATAAAAAATGACTTAGTGAAGGTTCAAAGTGGACAAATTTCTCTTGAAAAAGGACAAATGGAACTGGAAAAAACCTTAATTAATGAAGGGAAAGCAAATAGAAAAATTATGAACGAGAATAAGGAAATGACTAATAAACTTCTGGATCATGTGCTTGGTAAAGACGAAAGAGAATCTGAGGCGAAAATTGAAGGTAGAAAGCAAAAGTGGGAACTAGCAGGAAAAGTATTAGTTGGATTAGTGAGTGGTGGCAGCATACTTGCATTGATCATCCAGGCATTTGTTTAAGGAGGAACTTATCATGAAAAAAGATATCTTCACATTACTGGGTGGTTTCCTAACCGCCCTTTTATTTTTCTTTGGAACCATTGGGATTAGTTTCGATTGGTTTACAACAGAGAGTATTAATGCATTTGTTATTGTTGTCTCAGCTTTTGTGGCACTTATTGTTAACATCTTTGCCGTGTGGAAAAACACTCACGTATCGATGTATTTCAAGCAGTTACTACGAAAAAAGAAATCTCAAAAGAAATAACTCACTCTTCTTGAGTGGCTTTTTAATAAAAAGGGGGCAATTATAATGAAAAAGATTTATGAAGATGCAGGTCATGGGTTACCAAACGATCCAGGAGCAGTAGGAAATGGGTTAAAAGAATGTGAAGTCGTACTAACTATTCAAGAGTTGTTCAATGCCTACTTATTGGCGAATTACGAAGGGTTTGAAATTAAATCGACACGTACTGATAACAAAACATTCCTTCCTCTATCTGATAGAGCAAGACA